CGACCACCCGATCATATTGCGTATCACGTCAGCCAATCCCGCGATGGCAAAGCCTATTTTAATCGCGTCGGCGTGGCCTTTGAGCATAAAGATCAACGCGGCTTTGATGTGCATTTGGACAGTACCCCAGTGAACGGCAAGGTGACGCTACGCGCATTGCGCCAAGAAAAAATGCAGGGCTATCGGGAACAGGCGCAGCAGCAGACACAAAACCAACAGCAGCGGCAAACTGAGACGCACAGCCAAAACCAGTCACATCAATCAGCCTCTTATCAACCAGAACAAGGAAGCAGCAGCCATGAGCGCTAGTCATAGCTGGCAAGACGATACATTGAGGCAGCGCGGCAGTGATCCGCTGCGAGAGGCTGGCAGCGTTCGCCCTGAGTTTGACCAGGTGCGTTCTCCGATCTCTTCATCAATACACACGGCAACGTATCAAGGCGCACAGCAACGCGGCTCAACCATGGTGCAGCAAGAGCAGCCCAAACCCGCCTTAAAGCCCAAACACAGCCTGTCACAACTGCGCCAGTCGTTTCAAGAACGCTGGCAAATCGAACGTGATCACGCCCACCAACATCAAGAGGCACATACCCATGTACTTCAGAATACTACCGATCACATCTTTCCCGAAAATCAGCCTAGCCGTGACTAGAGTAAGTCCATATTGCGTACGCCTCTTTGGCGCGTAACCACATAAGGAAAAGATTCCTTATTTTTTACTTGCCAAAGATTAAAAATCGAGTCATTAATCCGTTCTGCACTTGTTCTTAATTATCAGCAGAAAGGAGAGAACATAAACGAAAACATTACATTGAAAGGAAAACTGCTTATGACTGACCATCATCATACTGAGTATTCGGATACAACACTGAGTCCTATCCTTCAGGATGAAGATACATCCACTTCACCACCTGAAACAGCACTGGACTTGGCATCCTATCAGGCTTATTTAATGGATATGGGAATGAGCGATACCCAAGCTCAAGAGTTTATCCAAACATTGTGGCATATCGTCGCGACTTTCGTCGATATGGGCTGGGGCATTGAAGCCACCCAGTCAGCCTTACGCCAAATAGCGCAAGACGATATAAATAAAACCCTGCAAAACCAATAAAGGAAAACCCCAATACGAAAGGATCTAACACCATGAATGATATTGAAAAACACGCATTAGTTTATTGTCGCGTCTCATCAAAACGACAAAAAATGTCAGGCTCTGGCCTTGAGAGCCAAGAACACCTTTGCCGTACCTATGCCGCGCAGCACGGCTATCAGGTTGAAAAAGTCTTTCCTGATGACATGACAGGCACAGGTGACTTTATGCAGCGCCCCAGCTTGATGGCCTTGCTGGACTATCTTGAAGCGCGCCGCGATATTTGACGCGCTATCTATGCAATAAATCGCTTTCCAATGTAGTTGCATTCTATGCAATGAATTTTCAGTAAAGAACCAGCTCCGTACATCGTTGGGTTCTTTGCCCGCCACCAACTGAATATGAGTGTTTCACTTCTTCGACTCTCATATGTGCAAACAGCTTTCGGATCTCTGGGTGGTCATTAATGCTGATGATCATCTTTCCCTGAATCGTTTTCGATAGCTCTGCCAGTTTCTCGTATTGTTCCCATCCGAATTCTGTACCGTACCCCGCCGTCTGCCAATACGGTGGATCACAGTAGAACAATGTCTCTTCTCTATCGTAGCGGATGACACATTTGTCCCATGCCAGCGCTTCTATGGTGGTACGGGCCAGTCTGTGGTGACAGGCTTCTAGGTCTCGCTCCAGCGTTAATAAGTTGAAGCGGGGCTTTGTTGTGGCTGATATACCGAACGTCGTCCCTTCGACTTTTGCCCCAAAAGCCAGTTTTTGAAGGTAGAGGAATCGGGCGGCTCGTTGTATGTCTGTCAGGGTTTCAGGAGGCGTTGACTTGAGCCATTCCCAATTCTGTCGACTGGTGAGTGTCCATTGGAACTGCCGGTACAATTCCTCAAAATGGTGTTTCACAACCCGGTATAAGGTGATCAAGTCTCGGTTGATGTCATTGATCACTTCCACTTTGCTCTCATCTTTCATCAGAAAGATGGCAGCACCTCCGCAGAATGGTTCAACGTAGCACTTGTGCTCAGGGAACATGGGAAGGATGGTTTTGGCGAGGCGGCGTTTGCCGCCCATCCAAGGAATAATGGGTTTAGCGCTTTCCATAATGTGCAACCTTTTTGCAATGCGTGGTAGCCTTTCCCTGCCGTGCACGGCGGGACAGCCTTGGGTGATGGCACTGGGTTGCTATCGCTGTCTGGTTCAATGTTGGCGCATTGAATCAGTCGCTGTCCTCTATCCTCCGCTCCCAAACGCTTTTGGTCTTATAAACGGCTTTATAAATAGACCGTTAAACCTCCACATCGTAATGCGGCAGATCGGGAGCCTTGCCGATGATCTTGCCCGCTTGAATGATGGCCTTGCTTCCTGCCGGTACGTTATCTCCTTGTACTCGAATGGTCTCACCGCTGCGTAGTGTCGCGGTGCTGGTACCGTCTGGGTGGACGGTAGTAACGGCCACGATGGTTTTGGGGCCGGGACTGATCAGTTTGCTCAGTCGTGTCCATGGATTACTCATGCTGCCTCCCAGCCTGCCGGTTGATCGAGTGTCACGGTTTGCCTGACTTTGGCGTTGCTGCGCCCCGGTACGATGATACTGATGGCGGTGACGTATGCCCGGTAGTCGCGGCTGGAATCGGTGTGCTGTACTGCGACTGTCATGCCGGGTTCGAGCAGACCGGGTTGGGTTGCCCCCTCTGGTACTGGCAGCTCCAACGAATGACTCACGCGGTCTCCCGATTGGCCCAGCTCCGTTTTGCCACGACTGGTGTTGCACTCAATGGCAGTGATCCAGTTGTCTGTCACGTCTGGTGCCGGGCTGTCGCCTGCGGTGTATTGGCGGGGGATTGTGGCGCTGACGCCTTCATTCTCGCCGCTGACAAACACCTGGTTATAGAGCACACCGGGTTCGTCAGTGTGTTGTTCATTCAGGATTTGGCTTTCATGAATGGTGGCGTCCATATCCGCCGCCAGCAGGTTCCAGGGTTCGACTTTGAATCGTGGTCTTACACTGATGGAGTCTGTCGCCATATTAGGCACCACAACACCACCGGCAGAGGATGAAAGCCGTTTAATCACGGCTAATGGCGTCAGGCTTTGATAACTGAAGGCGGCATTGGGCATTGTCCAGTCGGGTAATAATCCGGTGTTCCAGTCGAGGGTAAATCCAGTACCCAGCAGTTCATCCGTGGCGGCTTGCACGGCAGTGGTCGTTCCGATGGATCGGGTACGTTTGGGCGCGTAAGGATCGGCCAGGTATTGGGTGCGGCTGTAGCCTGTCACCGAAAACCGTTTGCTGAGTTTGTCATCGGAAACGCTTTTGCTTTGGGCCGTCTTTGAAACAAAAAACTCCCAGCGATGCCCATTGATGACGATGGCGAGTTCTTTGCGGCCCTGGGCGTTGGGCATGAGTAACGCCGCGCTGGCATCGTTCAAGGCGATGGCACTGAGTTTCCAGCTGAACGAGTCAATATCCAGGCTGATGGTAATGTCGGCCAATGCCAGTGGCGTTTCGTTCGGTAAATCGAAACATTGAACGCTGTTCATGATGATATGGGTCTCCGCCTGATTTGCCGTTGGTATATCACCGGGAATGACGGCAGGTGGTTGCACGGGATAGCGAATGATTGCCCCACCCAAATACGGGGCGGTCTTTTGCCAGCTGATTGTGCTCAACCGGTGCCTTACATCAGGTTGGTATTGACGCAGGGCCACCTGGTTGGACACAGGCACCGCCGCACGTTGAGTGAGGTCTTCGCCCGCCCAGTTGATAACTGAACCGGGTATATGCGCCTCATCATCAAACTCGATGACAGAGCTGTAATCGACGAACAGTTCAGCCGCTCGCAGCGCGGTTTCATCGGGGCGGATTTGGAATGGATCAACGATCAGTTGGGTCGCGGAAATGGTGATGCTTAACCGGGTGGTTGATGTAGACAGAGTCAGGCCATGCTCTGCATTTAGGGGCGTAGAAGCTGGCTGGATCTGGATGCGATGATCGGCTGCTATCGGCAGTGCTTGTGCCCATATCAAGTGGCTTTGCTGCGATGGCGCCGTTTCAGGCGGGTTCACCCGTATCGAAGCCAGTTGTCTGATTGATATCGGCTGGCCAAACCGTACTGGGTGACTTACCTGGTGTGGCAACGCCTGGCGTTCATGGATGTCAGCCGTGTTTTGGCGAACCGAGTGAGACGTGAAGGCGGATTTTGTGCTGGATGCCTTGGTATCAGTCTTGGCACACCTTACTCGAACTGCGCTGGAGATTCCGGGTACCCAGCTCATACACTGAATGGCCCCGAACTTTTAGGCCGCCAGAATGGCACCGCGACCAGTTGCACTTCACCGCTGGTGACGGATTCTCCCTCTTTGTTGGGCCAGGTGGGTTCTGCTCCAGTGATTCCAAGATTGGCAGACTCGTACACATAGCCATTGGGATACGGTGGATGCACACGATCACCGACGCCCAGCGTCATACCGGCAACAAAGTCGGTGCCGTAGTCATCCAGCGCGGTGACGAGCATCTGGCCGCTGTAACCTTGCCAATCCAACGTATAGGAGCCGTTCGTATCGGACTGGGTTTGGGCCAATAGGTACGGTGGTTCGGCGTCCAGGGCGACAGCAACAACCCGGCGACTGACCCCTTTGCCTTGAATCTGCACCGAGCCGGTAAACGTCTTGGCTTCACCTGAACCACCTTGCGAACCACCGCTGGTAAATTCGACCGATGCCTGGCCGGGGTCGTAAATGTAATCATCCGACCAGTAGAGGCCGTCCAGCACACCTTGTCGGATTGGATAGGCAATCAGTTTGTAGGTGGTGCCTTGCTCAATGGCATCAAGACCCACTTTCAACTGATGGGACTGAACGAGTACTCGGCGTTTAACAATCAGCGAGTCGCAGAAATCCACCACCCAGAAATCACAATCGTCGAACGGCAGATTGTGATTGAGAACCACCATGGTTGGCTCTGGTGTTACTTGATGCAGGATGGGAGTGGTCACTTGAATCACACCCAGTCCTCCAATGCCATGGACAGCACCATATGACCACCGTATGGCATGTTGACGGTATAGGCCGATTTATTGGCAATGGTAGCTGGGGCGGCTAATCGATGAGAACTGAGTTGGTCAGCTAGCGTATTCGTAGAGCTGCCCAACAGATGGTTTGAGCATAGGAACATTGGCAGCAGACCCTGTTGATACATGGCCTGTACACTACTGGTTGAACCAGTCCATATTTCTGCGGGCCTGAGTGACAACGTAGCGATTGCATCAGCATTGCTGAGACCCAACGAATTTTTATCACTTTCACTCCATGGCCACTGCTTTCCATAACGTGTCCCGGCTATAACAGAACCGGATTCGTCCGTCAGGCACATGGCGCTGGTTGAACCCCATTCGACCCCGGAATCGATTCCAATGGGAGCACCCATCAAACAGAAATTACCAGGATTGGCCGTGCTGATCCCACCACCACCTCGCAGTGAGCGGAATGCCCCTGCAGCGAAGCCTTCCAGATACGACCAGCTTAGGCTGGTATACGAACCATGGAAGTACGCGGAACCGTTGGCAAAGAAAATGACAATGAAATTGTCGTTGGCGATGGCTATCCAGTGTTTATAGCGGTTGCCATAGCCACTGAAACAGCTATTCCCAGAGCGATTACTGAGTGCCGGGATATCGGTACGCTCGCTCCAGCCCGAACGGGCTGTGACGGCGTGAGTGGCATCAATCATCGCATCCGCGATAAACAGCGTCGCCCCATAACTGGTGGTGGCATTTCGTACCATGCCGAGTACACCGGACTGAGCAGCATTAGTCAGCGTGCAAACCCCATCGCTTGACCAGGCGTCGTAAACGACAGACCAACCGGCAGCGGGTTGGCTGCCGTAGCCATCAACCAACACCGGCTTCAGGATTTCGTACAGTGCGTTTTGCTTATCTGTTGGCACGGGTGCGGAGTCGTCGTCCCAGCGATACACACGTGGTTCGGCGGCCATCAGTCTGCATCCCCCATAAATTCGATCATGACCGATTGATCGGGCAGTCGTTGATGACTGGGCAGTGTGGTACGAATGGCTTCAACGGGGGCAGCTGCAGCAACAGTGTTAAAACGAATCACGTTGCCAGTCACCCAGCCACTGCCGAAGCCCCCGGCACGGATAGTGAAATAAGGCTGGCCAGTGAAGGGGTTGATTGGGCTGCAATCGGTGTCTTTTGCTTGTCCTTCGACAATGATCCCACGTTGTTCACCGATGACATCGAATGTAGACGTTGACCGAAACAGCAGCTTCCAGCGCTCCTGTACCGCCGATTGGTTGTCAATTTCCAGTGGGTACGCGAGGGCATCGTATTGTGCAACAGATACGTCGCCCTCCAATGCGTCTCTGAACACACCGCCGACATCGATCTTCTGTTCAAACAGATTTTCGACACGGGCCTGCAAGTCGCCAAATTCAATAACAGCACTGCAGAGGCTACCGTCGGGGTAATCGTGGGTGAGTTGGGTCATCAACTGAATTTGTCCGTCGATACGGACTCCTGAAACGGCACATAGGTCTTGAACACGATGGCTGACGGTGAGAGGCATCGTCAGGCTGTTGCCGTCGGCGTCGATGGCACTGAATGGATCGGCCAGCGTTACGGTTCCAGCTTCCAGATCGGTAACGTATTGAGTCGATGCCAATGAGGTTCCCGCTGCATCGGTGATACGAACGACTGCCAATTCCGTGCGGCCACAGTCGATGATTTGCCCAGCCACTGGGCTGGCTTCGGTGATGGTGTCGGTGTGATGGATCAGTACCAGGTAACCTGGCGCGAAGACCGGCACCTTGCCGTTACTGGGGAGCTTGACCGGATCAAGGCCCAACAGCGTCGGATCAACCGGGATATTGGTGTACGCAACAGCGCTGTATCGAAGCGTTGAAAGCAGCACAGGCTGAGAAAAATTCAGTTTTACGACCCCTGTCTGAAAATCCACAGAACCCGATACCGAACCACTGCCGGTGCTACGACGGCGAACAGGGACACGATAATCCGCACCGGGCTGCTGAATATCCGTTTCTGTATTGGACGCGTCGAAGGTACCCGATACAGAGCCGTCACCATCGGCGGTTACGGATGCCAGAGCCGTATCGGTTGTGCGTCTGGCATTGATGACCACACCGGACGGTTTGAGTGGCGCTCCTGCCGTGCGGAACACGACCTGGGTGACCGGTACCGCCGCATTATCACTGGCCGCACCGGCCAGCAATGCCCCCGACAGTGAGCTGATTTCCGCATGAACCAGAGAATAATCCAGCTCTATTTCGCCGGTTTCATAGTTGATCTGACCAGCCTGCAGGCCCGAGGCGGTTTCGACATTCCAGGATTGATACAGCTTGCCATCACCGTCATCGACCATCTGACGGTTACCACTGACTTGTAGCAGCTGCGCTCCGGGTAACAATCGGCGTGGTAATTGGTATCGGATAAGGATGTCCGATAAGGGCAAGGTTTCGGTGAAGGCCACGGACACAGCGGACAACCGGTATTCTACATCGATGCTTTGCGCTTCGAGCCGAATGGGCTTTTCCACGCGGCGGGTGACCAGATCCAGCCCGGATCTGATCCACTCAGTCACGCTTTTGGTCATCGAGGACAACGCCAGCACAATCTCGCCGGTGACGGGATCAATGGTACCTACGATCTGGTCGTTGTCCTTTGACGGGATGTACACCGTATTGCCGTCGGCCTGACCATAGAATCGTTGTAGCCAGCGCTCCTGAGTCTCGAAGGTTTGGCCGTCGGCTTCATTTTCGACGGATACATTGACCCAGGCGGAGAAACGCACCGAGGCAGGGATTGCGCCCGCAGCGGTATTTAAGCTCACCTGAGCGTTTTGTGTTTCAGTGACGGATTGAGTGGCCGCTTCCCGCTCGCCACCCAGATATTGACCGGATACGGTGATTGGCCCATCAGGCAGAGTATCTGGCACCAGGCGCAGGCTGGTTTGGTTATAGTCCGCAGAGCCATTGCCGGTAAACGTCCCGTCCGGTTGCTCCGTCACCTGATACGAGTGGCCATTGCGTTCCCATTGAACGACGACGGTGCCAGGTTCCGGGTCGTGAGATAGCTCCAGAGCCAGGTGCCCAGACAGGGCTTCGTCGGTCGTGGCGGAATAGACCTCGGTTGTCCATGTATAGATCAGGCTGGAATTTTCATCCGGTTCACCGGGAAGCACGATGGAAAGCGATCCGGTATCAAAATTCAGATTGCCTGTGGCTCCATCTCCCAACAAGCTACCTGTGCCATCGTCCCGGATTTCGTACCACTCACCGAGGTACAAAAACTCAACTCGCAATGACCCCGGTGCCGGGATCGGTGACAGTTGCTCGGTATAGGTCAACTGACGATTGGCGGCTGTGATTTCGACCAGACGTGTTAATGGCGCCAGAGAGACCAGGCTGCCAGGCAAAACCTGAACACTGATGGACTGACCGCTGTTCAGCTCCAGATCCAGTCGGCCAGAACCTGCATCCAGACTGGATGACAGCAACCGCTCGGTACCGGAAACCAGCTGTAAGCTGTCACCCAGATCCCGGTATTGGGACGTACCCATGGTGACGGTCAGTGTGCCGGGTACCCATCCAACAGGCAGTGTCAGTGTGGTCTGGCCAGAATGATGGCCAAGAGAAAATGACAACACCTCTCCGGTGGGTTGCACCATGTCGGTTTCGATACCGGGGATCTGGTCAACCATCGGCACTTCGGAGTTTGCGACGGGCACCAGCGGTGCCTGAATGCCGGTCACCGTAATGGCGTTATCCCCTGAACTGGCAATAGTGGCCAATGGGCGGATACCGTAATAGCGGGCTGTATCACTGGATTGGGTGGTGAGGATCTTGGTCGGGTGATCCGCTCCGGGAGAGGGGTCATAGCCTTCAAAGTTCTGATTCAATGCCTGGCTGATGGATACGACACATTGAAAGGCGCGGTACTTTTTGAATGCACCGTCCTGTTGGTAGGTATAGCTTACCGGGCTGGTCTCCACATCCGAGATTTTGACAAATTGGCGCTCGCCGGTATCGGACTCAAGGACGATCACTGCACCGATATTCGGTGCGTCCGTTGCTTTGTCTGCATAAAGTACCAGGGCATTCTGGCCTTCCCGTTGTGTGCCGACCGGGCGCAGCGGGCTTTGGGTGCCGATCACCACATAACTTTCGATTTCGGCCTGAATCTCCGAGCGAACAGCATAGTGGTCGTCGCTTTGGAACAGCAGAGTGCTGACGTTATCAGCATCGGCGTCCTGAATAATTGCGCAGCGTGCGCCGAGCAGTTTATCGGTATTGCCAGTGCGGACGGCTGGGAAGAAGCGGCGGATCGACACACCCCCTCGGGCCAGTTCGGTGCTATCGACGTCATCCCACAGGTTGTTGATGTTGCTGTCGGACAGCGCGGTACCGGTCATCATCCCACCGCCATCGGCGTTGTCGGTATTGCGCTCGGCGCGCATCAGTTTCAAATCGTCATTTGTGATCGCCATCAGACAGGCTCCGCGTCAGGTTGAACGGTGATTAAGTTGAGTGTGATTTCATAGAGTGTGGTGTCATCTGGCTCTGTAGTTGGCCATACCGGAGTGGCCTGAATACCACCGCGTTCCAGATCAAACTGAACCGTGTGCTGATCGCCATTGTTCAGCGTTAAAACACGCTTGGTCGTAGGCTGGATTTCCAGTGCTGTGAGTGCTGATAGAGCTGCCCCATCAATCCAGGCGCCTGTCAGTGTGATAGGCCGACCAAACTGCAACGCTTGATATTCCAGGATCAGGCCACCGCTAACGGAGCGATTCTTCGACTGAGCAAACGGTTTGTGATCTTGCTCATCTTGCCAATAGAGGTTATCGGGCAATGTGATGCTGCCTAATATCATCCGACACCTCGCAGCGCTGCGTCTTCCAGCATGTCGAGGAGGGTGTCTTCTTGTCCTTCAGGCACTTGTACCGTGCGGCTACCCAGTCTTACTTCGATGACTTTCACAACCTGGCTGGCGTAGCGATTTTCTGGAGGACGCGAAGGCACCTGGCCAGGGAATTGTCTATCGATGTCGGTTCTGGATTCTGAGGATGTCGACCCTGTGGTTGTATTGGGCGTGTTGGTTGAAAGTGAACTGATGGATTGCTGTTGGCGTTGACGCTTTTCTTCCAGATCGTCCAAAACCTTCATCGTGTGTTCGTATTTCCGTTCAGCTTCCGCGACCTGCTTGTCCAGTTCAGCAAGGCGATATTCCAAAATCGGCCCCGTGTTATCTCTCTCAACGTGCTTTCTTTGCTCTGCAAGTCGTTCGAGGTTATCGTCAAGCTTGCGTTGAGCGTCTGCGCGGCGTTGCGTGATTTCATTGTTGGATTTTTGTATGGCCCGAACTTGATCAAGCAACACAAGAGCCTCTGATAGGTCGGCAACGGCCTGATCATTACCAGCGGCGCGTGCTTCAGATAACGCTATTTCCAGTTCTGCCCTTTTTTCCAAATAGTTGGCCTGGTCTATAGCTTCTTGATCATCCTGCAGGCGGTACAGCTCATTCCTGATTGACTGTAATGACGATTTGGCACGGTCGGCCATTTCTTCCATTTTTTCGGCGGTGTCTTCGGCTGTATCACCGGCTATTTTGGCTGCACTCCCCATCATGAGCAGGCTCTCGGTGGCATCACCGACCGGGCCAGGCATCACTGCTATGCGATCACTCGCGTCCTCAGCTGCATCACCAACCGAGTCAATCGATTCCGCCACCTCATCTGATGACTGTCTGGCGTCGTCTGCTGCAATAACGATCTCGTTAAATGCCAGCTTGGCATCAGCAGTCCATGACGAGAAACCGGTGAAATCGGTCAGCGAGGCAACATTGCTACGCAAACCACTCATCTCTTCGCGGGCCTTTGCAGCTGCCAATCCAAGCGCGTCCAGACCTGCGGTCATATCGACGGAAGACGAGGCGCCTTTGGACATGATTCGCTCAAACTCAGCGACGCCCTCATCGCCCACCAGATCGCGCAATGTGTTTTTCAGGTTGGAGTAATAATCGCCTAATTGGCTGGCAAAGCCATTTAACTGGTTGGTGTAATTACCAGTGGACTGAGTAACGTCCTGAATATCCTGAGCTGTGGACTTTGCAGCACGGCCAATATGATCAATCGATTCAGCTGCCTTATCTGTTTTATCCGCTGCGTCTGCAGAGGAGTCGCCCAAGCCATTAATTTTTTCGGTAACACCGTATATCTCTGCTTGGGCTTTAAGGGCCGAATCTGCAACGCCATCATTGGCAGTGATGGCTTTCTCTGCATAAGCGGCAAATGCTTTACTCACCTCATCTAACGATGCACCGCTATTTTTAATGACTTCAAAACTGGCCTTTGCGTCAGCGGCTTGTTGATCTAATACGGCCTGGCTGGTTATTCCGAGGTTGGCCCAGGCTTCTTCAGTGGATTGGATGCCAGGAATGGATTGCTCTATTTGAATTTTTTGCTTCGCCAGTTCAGCTGTTACCCTGGCAATACCGTCAGCACCTAATTTTCCGCTTTGTTCCAGCTGTTCGATTCGATCACGAATAAGCTCAATATCAGCCAGCGTTTTGGCTTGTGGGATTGCAGCAATTAAAGCGGTTTCGATAACACTGGCTTGTTCACTGGCTGTTTTACCCGTGTCCTTCAGTTCTTCTCCGATCACCTCAACGGCTTTCACGGCATCCGCTGCTTTATCAGTTATACCTCCCAATGCTTGCTGGCTATCAAGGCCCAGAGTCTGAAACGCCTTGGCCATACCCGATAGCTGGTCTGTGGCTTCCTTTGTTTTATTGCCCGTTTCGGAGACGGCATCTCCCGTTTTTTTGACGGAATCCGTGGCGTTATCTTGCTCTTCGACCACCTTGCCGACGTCGTCATACATCTGACGGTAGATGGTTTCGATGTTTTCCAGTTCTGCTTTGAAGTCGGCCCAGGCTTTTCCAGCATTGCCCGGATCAGAGACAACGTCGCTGGCCAGTTTGGCGGCAGCAGCCAATTGAGTGAAGGCGGCTGCTAATTCGATACCGAGTTTTTCTGCGGTCTCGAAGTTATCCAGCAACCAGGTTCCCACTTCATATCCGACCTCCCACGCCGCCCATGCGCCACCGGCCAATCGAATGGCTGCATCCAGCTTGCCGGTTTGGGCCGCAAGATCTTTCATGCTGGTGTTTGCCAGGCCCGCTTCTGTAGCGATGCCTGCGAATGCCTTACGGCCAACCACATCCAGTGACAGCAAAATAGTCTTGAGAGCGGTTGCAGCAACCACTGCGGTACCAATGGCCACGGCGACTTTGGCGATGCCAGGGTGCTGTTCAACAAACTCGGCGACACCGGCTGCCACATCGCCTAATGCGATAATGGTTGCGTTCAGCGCGGGCAAGAAGATGGAACCTAAGTTAATGGCTATATTTTCGATGCCATTTTTCAGCAGCTGGATCTGTGCCTCGGTGGTTTCCATTCGAGTGGCGAACTCTTTGGTCATCGCCCCAGCGGTTTGACCGCTGTCACTGACCCGATCCAGGGCGGCTTCGTATTGCTCCAGTCCACTCAGCAGGCGAGCCACATCGTCCTGATATTCCGCCCCAAACAGTTTGCTGAGGATCTCCGCTTTTGCCTGGTCGTCAAGCTGATCCAGGGTACCGAGGAAGTCACTGAGGGCTTGCTGAGGATCGGCTCTAATGTCAGCGGCCAATTGTTTCGCCGAAATACCCATTTGCTCCAGCGCACGCTGGAACTCTGGGCCTTGGATATTAGCGGTTTGGAGCTTGCTGAGAATGGCGTTGATGCCCGTACCAGCCACTTCACTGCTGATCCCCATACTGACAAACGCCGCTGCCAACGCTGAAGCTTGCTGTGCCGTCAGCCCGAATTGGCTGGCAGTGCCGCCAACCCGAACTAGCACATCGAGTATATCGGCCTCCCGTGCGGCAGTGGTGTTACCCAGCACGTTGATGGCATCGCCGAGAGCCTCGACCTGCTCAATCGGCAGGTTGAATACGTTGGCCAGTTTGGCAACAGCCTGACCGGCTTCTTCAGCAGTCAAATTGAAGGCGGTGGCCATTTTGGCAGAGAGCTGAATGAAGGTTTCCAGCTTCTCGATGGGCACACCCAACTGTCCGCCAGCGGCGGCGATCTGCGCCAGTCCATCGGCGCTGATGGGCAGCTCGGTGGCCAGCTCGCGGATGCGCAGAGACAGAGATTCAATCTCACTGTCTGTGCCATCCACAACCTTTTTGACATCGGCCATAGCGGATTCAAATTCAATCGCCTGGCCAGCAATGGACACCAGCCCGGCACCGGATGCTGCCAGTCCTGCCAGACTTAATTTGGCGTTCTCCAGAGAGTCGGTCCAGCCATTGGTCTGGTGCTTGAGCTCCTTGATCCGGTCTTCGGTTTTGAGCGCTGCCTGGGCCAGTTCGGTTCCGGTTAATTTTCCAGACTCTTGCAGGCGTTTGTACGCAGCACGGGTTTCATCAATCTCTTTTTGAATGGTGATGTGTTGCTTTAAACCGAGCAGGTCACGATCAGCGGCTAACTGACTGCCTTGTTCAAATTGGCGATACAGGCTTTGGGTTGCGGTGTCCAATTCCTCGATTTTGACTTTGCCCAGTGATATATCGGCAGCCAACTTCTGGAATGCCTGCACCTCTTGGGCAGATTTGCCAATATCCCGTAATGACTCATTGAAGGCACGATTAAAGGCAGTTAAATTGGACTCACCATCTTGCTTATCGACGTTGATTTTTAACGCCACTTCGAGGTTATTGCTCATGCTTCAATCCCGCAAAGAAGCCATACGTGAGGGGCTATTCGGTATCGGCTTCGTCGTGTTGTTTTGTACCGCGATGATTTACTTCAACGCGGCTGATGTTGATGTCGGTGCCTGGGTGATCACGGCTTTGTTCGGCGCTGTTCTCTTGGCTCTGGTTGTGGTCGCATTTGGCGCGCTGGCCGCTGTGATTGGTCGGTTATTCAGAAGCTGACGCCAGCCGCAACTTTAAAAGGCCTCTTGTGAGGCCTTTTTTAATGGGTAACTTCCTTGTCGTTACGGCTCCCTTTTAGACTTGCTGCACCTGGTAGAACTTGCTTTCGCCGCTGCCTTTGCTGCTGTCACTCAGCAGCTTTCCTTCCAACGCCACGCTGCCCAGGCTGCCGGTGATCAATGGCACTTCCTTGGCCGCGCCCAGATTCACTTTCCACAAATCAATCACACAGGGCTTGTCACCGTCGGCTTCGTTCATACCGCCGAAGCTGATTTCCCAGTAGTTACTGCTGTTGGTGAGTGCCTGGATCTGGTTGTAAGCCCCGAAGCTGTAGGTGATCAGCAATGGCAGCCCAGCCGATGGCGTGCCCAGTCCGTCGATGGCAGTGGCAATGGCACCTGTACTTAAAATGAAGACACCTTCGCCACGGACTTCGTAGTCGGTGCCTTCCGTGTAGGTGGTACCGGACGGATCACTGGTCACCACCACACTGGCGGCACCTGGGTGAACCAGTCGAAGCAACGCGCCTTTATGAGCAGTATGGGATTCATCCGTCACTGAGCCGCTGGCAACGGCGGTGGTGGTGCCTTTGGTGGCCAGTGCCAGGTTGTCGGCATTGAGGTCATGCAGGGTCAGGCTGGCGGTGATCGCATTGACTCGACGAACTTCGGCATGGGTACCACCACCGGGCAGTGTGTGGTCTTTTTGCTCCAGGACTTCCTCGTCGATGGCCAGCTTCAGCTCGCTGACGTTGCCAATCGGGTACCGGGGGGCTATGGCATCACCTGCTTGCTTGAGATACACCTGACCGGAGCCAAGGTAGGGTTTGTAAATTTCGACGCGCTCGCTCATGCGCTGGTCTCCTGTTCAGTGGTGGGTTTTGTCAGTACGCCCTGGGCTTCCAGCCACTCGGCAATTGGGCGGGCAACGCGAATCTTGTCGCCAGGCTGTTTCTTTTTCCCCTGGTGGGTGTGTTCTTTCCCCAGAGTGACTTCAACGGTGTCGATGGCGGGGTTGGTTGGTTTACGGCTCATGTCAGGCTCCGGTTATTGGTTGGCGGTCAGGGTGGTTTCAACGTCAAAGGCGCTGGGTAAATACAAACAATGGTTGGTTTTTGCCGGTGGTGGCGGTGTTGCTAGTTTGAGTGGCCCATTGGCACTCGGTGGCTTCCAGCCCATCAACGCCGGAGCGATTTGGTCAAACAGCTCGTTGGCGCTTTCGTTGGCGTCAGACCGATTACCGCGACGAGCCGCACTGACCACTGCAACAATCAGCCAGTTTTCGTTGATGCGAGCGGCTTTGCCGTCGGGCCGGTTCTCTGTGACTTTCAAGCCGCGATAAATCACATGCACGGAGGGCGTGGGTACACGATCTTCGGTCAATCCAGCCAGATCGTCGCCGGTCAGTACCCCTACGTCTTTAGGCAGCCAGGCTTCCAGGCGGGCGACCAGTTCTTGTTCTACCGAGGCCAGCATCAGTAGCCTCTCCAGTTAAACGCGGATGGCCGAGCCTTTACGGTCATGCGGCCCGGCTCGTCCGGTGTGGATGGTTCGCTGTAGTTGAGCGAGGCAACGCCTTTACTCAAGTCCCGCAAATAACTTTCAGCCTGTGCAACCAGTGCCTTGAGTTCGTCGGTGCGTCCAGCGCCGTACAGGCGACCCAGGGCAATGGTGGCCACTGCATTGGGCAGCCCGGTGTTCTGGTAATGCTCTTGAGCCAGCGGGATCAGATCGCGGTAGCGCTGATTGAGGTACGAATCAGCGTACCGGCTCACCTGTTCCAGCAGGGTTTCCAGTCGGGCAATCGCGGCCTGACCTTCGGCCAGCACATCAGCCTCAACGCTGGGCGCATCGCCGTTGGCGAGGCTTTGCAGTAAATCGCCGTCGACGTCGCGGTGAGCGCTGGATCGCTCGGCCAGTTCTTGCCAGCCGTCGACGGCTACTGCTGCGAGTTCGTCCAGTGTTGAATAGGTGGCCATGGTCAGCTCCTAGCGCAAAATGCGGATCAGATCGCCCTCGGCGGCAGCGGCATCCAGTGCCTGACCGTTGGCCTTGCCAGATGTCAGCGTGATCGCCTTGCCGTCAGCGTCGGATTCAACCTCAGCACCTGCTGCAACGGCACCACCGGCTTCGACGATGATCAGACCTTGCGCATTGACGGATGCCTGTTCACCAGCGGCAACGTCGTACTCACAGACACCGGGAGACAACGCCCCGGCGGCACAAACATCGCCATCGGCTCCGATAAAACGATTACGAGTCAGATCCGCAGCGGCGACCATGGAGATGACCAACATGGGATGATGAGTCAGCATTATTCGGCTCCTTCTTCTTTAACCAGGTCACCGACCAGTTTTTTTGTTCGCATGGCGTTGGCCTGGTCAGTGGTGAGGTCAATGGATTGCCCAGGTGCGTACTTGGTACCGTTATGGAGCAAAGGCTCCAACGCGGTATAGCTCTGGGTTTGGGGTTTCTTTGCTGGCATAGCGTTCTCCAATGGATCAGGGGAAAGGCGGTTAACCGTTGGTGTTGCTGATCAGGTAACCGGCTTCAGCACCCAACAGGTATGGGCGATAAATGTCGGTGTTACGGATGATTTCGACCTTTCCGCCTTCCATGCGTGAGTCCACTTGCAACCCACCTTTTTTACGCAAGGTGTAGCCGTAACTGGCGTCGTACATCAGGCGTTTACTGTCGCCGCGTTTCTTCGGTACATAAGCCAGTACGATGTTGTCGCCCCAAATGTCCGTTACGCTGTCACCGTTTTCGGCGGTGTAGAGGGACATGCCAATGACGATATTGTCGATCTCAAAAATATCTTGCAGGTCTTCTTTTCGGATCAGGCGCTTGGTATTGGTGGAGAGCAGCTCTTTGAGTTTTGGATGACGTTTCAGGGTTCGCCAGGATTTGTAGCCGATCACCATGGTGTTGGGGTGCTTTGCAATTTTGCTGCGAATCGCAGCTTTGGCATCATCCACCACGCCTTCCGGGTCGGAATTGCTGCCATCGGTAAACTGGCTATTACCGCTCAATGTGATTTTATTGCCAGTGGCGTAATTAGCCGGATTCTGAGCCAAGTCTGCGCAGTATTTTTCGCGCCGGAGCTGAATGCCTTCAGTAACCACATCGGTGGCCCAGGATCGCAATGGGAACGCTGCTTCCTGGTCTTCGCGGTAGTCGATCGGGAACTCAAGGTCATGTTCATCAAGAATGATATCCAGGCCATCAATGTCACCGGGCTGAATGCGGTTTGACTTGGCGCGCAGTGCTCGAATGGTGTTGTAGATGCGGAACTTCTCTTTTCCGAACACCGGGATCTGGCCGCCTTCTTTTTCCAGTTCGACCATTGGGAATAAAGTTTCAGCAACCAGGTCAGCGTTGCCATAACCGATGGCCAGATTGGTCAGTACGGGATCGACAACGCGCAAATTGGATAAACGAGGCATAGTGCTCTCCTGTTAAATGGTTAGGGCTGTCAGTTACTCGTTACCGACGGCGTGGGCGGCGGTGACGTAATCGCACTTATGCTGCTTCATGTGCGCACGAATCTTCTTGTCCAGGGCGATGGCTTCCGGGTCGCTGCCTTCGGCGTACTCGACGGTTTCATCGTCTGTATCATCTTTACCGGCAGCCTTGTCCTTGGTCGCAGTCTCGCCAAACTCGACACGCTCCGGCAGTTGTTCCAGCATTTCGGTGACGGCGGTGTGCAATGGCTTTGCGGCATCGCCTTCGCCAAACTCAACTGGCTTGTCAGCATCGCCAGTGGGCTGTTGCAGTTGCGTCAGTACGGCGGCAACCAGAGGCACGTGGTCTTTGCCGATGCGAGTATCGGTTGCCAGCTTCTCAGCAAACGCAACGTTGTCGGCATGAGCGCGGGCAGCGCGTTCATCGGCCAGCAACTTGTCACGTGCAGCCAAATCGGCGGCTAACTGCTTGTTCTTCGCTTCGAGTGCGGCGGCTTCTTCAGGCGTCACGGTGTTGTCCTCTTCTGGGGGCTGTTCGGGTTCGGAAAATTCAACGGTGATAAAGTCTTCGGTCGTCTCGCCTTCCGAGAATTCGGGATTACGCAGCCCCTTAATGGCTGGAGCCTGAGCACCGAGAAACCCGACATGGCGCAGGTAGAACACGCCTGGTACTGGGTTGGACTTGGCATCAGGGTGATAGAAGGAGGCAGAGACTTTCTTGAAAGCACCGGATTCGTGCAGCTCGGCAAAATCCGGGTTGATCTGATGAGGAATGGCCGTCAGCCCATCATCGGCAAACTGCACGGACTGTACCCAGCCGTAGGCCGGGGCATTGTGTTTGGGGTGGCCGATGACAAGGGGGGCTTCGTGTTTGGTTGGATCGTATGCCGCTGCACTGGCTTGCAGATCGGCTTCACCAAATTGCAGATTGTCTCCGGCCATGCTGGTGTGCTGGCCGGGAACGAACAGATGAATGTTGGGAGTAGACGTTGGCATGAGGCTTCACCTTGATTGATGAAGCCATGATGCAGGCAGGCTTGGGGTGTGGTCTTATAAAGGGGTTTACAAGTTTTTGCGGAATTAGCGCCTCTCTATACGTTTGATCTGTGTCTATTTGATCAAGTGTTGGCGCAGTAGCTTCTTCAAGCTGGATGGGTATCTTCTTGATGTTCTTTGACGCGTCATAACGCGGGTTCCTGCCGTTTTCTGCTGCTCCCGGCCCAAGTCCCCGAAAACACAAAAAGCGCCGTTCAGGCGCTTACAGAAGCGGTCGCTGCTTTGAGCTGTTCTTCTCCTCCAATTCCCGCTTCACGCGCCGGATAATCGCGTAAACCCGAACTTTGGTGATGCCATACTTGTGGGCTAGCTCCTGGTGGTTGTGGCCATTGAACTCGCGGTAGATATCCAGATCGCGTCGGCTCAGTTTCATGTAGGTGCCTTTGCCGATGTAAATCGGCAGGCCACCCCATTCATCCGCAACGCGATCAACCAGGCGATCAGCCAGCCGGTCAGCATCGTCATCAGTCAGACCGATCTGGCGAGAGACATCACTGGCGTACTGAAACAGGTCGGCCAGGAATTCCGGCGCATTCATTCTGCGATCATCGGTCATAAAAACCTCCTACCAGTCGGTATCTTCGAGTCGTTGACGTGAAGCTGTTGATGAGGCGTGATGCTCAGTGGCTTTCCGTTCGGTGCGTTGTTCGATAGCGATGACGCCACCGGCTATCACAGAGGCCAGAACTTCTTTGAGGTAGTTGTGATTTTTCAGCGGTTTCACCTGGCCACCGTTGGCGCGTTTGGTATGAATGGCATCGGTGGTTTGCTGCAGGGCCGGTACCAGCCATTGCGGTGCTTCCAGTGCAAGAGCGTCTTTGGCCAACGCCAGCGCCCGGTCGTTACTGAGATCACGGGTTGGGCTGCGAAACAGACCCAGGTATCCAATAAGCGCCTGGGCGGTGGCGTCATCCAGACGTGCCAAGACCGCCAGCAGTTCACGGCCAGCCTGATCCTTGGCGATGGCCTCCAGGCTGATGCGGTGGTGGCAGATAGGACAGCGGCCCAGTTCCATCAATTCACTCCTGTTGATTGCTGCCGCAGTCTCTGCAGACGCTTGTGCCAGCTTTTCAGGCGGTGCAGTAGTGTTGTCACCAGTGCATCGTCTTGATCCAGCCATTCGATGGCATCAATGGGTTTGCCTGCACAAGCGGACTGTTTGCGTACCCAACTCAGCAAGGCGTTGTCTGATCCATCGCGCAGGTACCCGGCCTTGGCCATTGATACCCAGACTGCACGCAGAGCATCGGACTTGGTGGTTTCCATCGCGGTTTTGTGGCGAGTTTTGGGACTGTACTTTTTGCCATGGGCTACACGCTGCCGGGGCTTCCAGCCCTTGCTGATCAACTCTTGCAGCGCATTGTCGATCTGCTGCAGTCGCATATGTCTGGCGCTCGGATCGTCTGCCGGAGCGCCGTGGCGCACCAGCAAAGCGCGATAGCTGTCTTCATCCATGACAAGCTCTTTTTTAGCGATATGCAGCTTGGCGAGGGCTGCACCGCGTTGTGATGGGTTAGTCATGTATTGCTCCGGGCTTGGCCCATGTTTAAAAACGCCTCAGTCAATGCCGACCGCTGGCCTACGAGACGCAGATCGACCAACGGCACGTTGAAGCGTTTCTTTCGATATACGACTACTGCATTGTCATCTGATATTTCCTCAATGCGGCCTTCACGAGATGATATTTTCATTCCTTGCTTGGTGACCGTGGTTATTGTGAACGACACGCGATCGTCTACTTTGAATTCATGTTGTTGGCTCATAGTTGGCTTCCATTGGATGAGTTTTCTTCAGACGATTTTTCTTCTTCAGTATCCGGGCTGAACACAGAGCCACAGGCAAACGGATCGGTATCGTTCGCAGCCATCGGAATTTCTTCCTCCTTGGCCTGGTCCTTTTCGATCTTCGCCAAGCATTCGGGGCAATAGTGATCTCCATATTCCAGTACCGACACTTTCCAACCCCATCCATCAAGAGTGCTTTTCAGCTGATCCAAATCAGTGACCCACAATTCTTCGTAGCACGAAAGCGAATACCCATCACATTTGATGGTGATATCTATGCTCATGACAGCACCTCCTGATCACGCACTGCATCCAATGCCTGATCTAAATCTTCTCCATTTACCACTACGTTATCCGGCGTGATTCCGGCGAAGATCCCACCTTTCTGAATGGCTTCAATATCAGCACTTCTCAGCTGAAGGTATCGTCGTTGATTAGCAGCTATGGGAGCTTCTTCCCCGGTTGCGCGCAGGTAGGCTTCTGCCAGGGTCGCCATCAGTTCAGGAACCCAAGCAGTGGGGAATTCCAGATATTCCCCATCTATTTCAAGATCCAGTTCTTTGGATCCTGCCAAGTCCAAATCACCAGGTCTTACCGCCAACTCAACATCTGGCAGTATCTGGCCAAACACCACATCACAGTCTTCGTCGTAATAAGCCATACCCGCCTCACACCTTTGCGATATCAAGAGAAATTGGCTGCCAGTCATCCTCTGGAGTCTGGCGTTCGTAGTAACGGACAAACGCTTTGGAACTGGCAACCTGGACGCTGTCACTGATCGCCTCCATCGCGCGTGTCCACTCCGGGTCGCTGAACTTGTGACGGCGCAGCCCCAGCACTTTGCCGGTGCTGATCTTGCCTTGCTGATCCACCTGGAAGGCATCCAGAACCAGC